GCCATGGGTTCGTATTGTGAATCCAGCAAAAAATGTTCCATTATGGGTTCCACCAAGTGTTGTAGTGCCAGGAGCATTGTCATTCAATGATACAGTGGCGGCACCATGGTATGCACCTGCAGGATTGAATCGAGGCGGATTAACATCAGTTTCTGATACATATCAAACTCTTTCACAAGCAGATCGTAATACATTGTATGATGCTCGTATTAACCCTATTGCCAACTTCCCTAACGATGGAATAGTAATTTGGGGGCAAAAGACATTGCAGGCTCGACCAAGTGCATTAGACCGCGTCAATGTGCGTCGTTTACTTATCACGGTTAAGAAGTTTATTGCTTCTGCAACACGTTACCTAGTATTCGAGCAAAACACGTCTCAGACGCGTGACAGATTCTTATCAATTGTTAATCCATACCTAGAGCAAGTGCGCGCACAGCAAGGTTTATCTGCATTCCGTGTAGTAATGGATTCAACAAATAACACTCCAGATTTGATTGACCGAAACATCCTTTACGGACAAATTTTCCTTCAGCCAACTCGCACAGCAGAATTTATTATTCTTGATTTCAATATTCAACCAACGGGAGCAGCATTCCCTGAATAGTAATTCAAAATAAAATTCTAGGAAAGGCAGGACTTCGGTTCTGCCTTTTTTACTTTGTTGATATTTATATAAAAATAACAAGGATAAAAAATGGCACTACAAGATCAAGTGAATAATAATCTAACGGATTATGCTGGCGACCAACCGGATAATTTTTATTACAATGCATATTCTTGGGAACCAAAAAAAGCGCATCAATTTATTATGTCAGTAGATGGCATACCTGCATATTTAATTAAAGCATCATCAAAACCATCTGTAGCAAACGGTGAAATCACATTGGATCATATCAATGTTCAGCGTTACGTTAAAGGTAAAACGGTTTGGAACACAATTTCAGTGACATTGTATGATGCAATTGTTCCGTCGGGAGCACAAGCAGTAATGGAATGGGTACGCTTACACCACGAATCTGCAACAGGACGCGACGGATATTCATCATACTACAAAAAAGAAGTTCGATTAAAATCATTGTCGCCATTAGGTGAAGTGATTGAAGAATGGACATTGAATGGTACATACATCGTTGATGCAAACTTTGGTTCATTGGATTGGTCAACAGAAGATGTAGTTAACATTGAATTGACTCTTCGCTACGATTGGGCAAGATTAGAATTCTAATAAACACACTAGTATCTAGAATGGGAGTTTCGGCTCCCATTTTCTGTGTTCTTACATATTTATATTAAAGGTTATAAAGGATCATTATGTCACAACTTACAAATCGAATTGACAAACAAAACATCATCAATATTGCTAAACAGCAATTTGAATCTGAACAAAGAAAATCTATTCCAACTGAGTTGGTAAGATTACCATCACAAGGAAAATTGTATGCTACTAGTAGCCCTCTTCGAAGCGGGGTGTTAGAAATGCGTTACATGACTGCATATGATGAAGATATTCTAACTAATATGTCTTATGCCCGAGAAGGTGTAATATTGGATCGTTTATTAGAAAGTATTATTGTAACACCAGATGTCAACATTGATGAAATTGCACAATGCGATCGCGATGCACTTATCATACAATCCAGAATAATGTCATATGGTCCAGAATATCCTGTAATCATAACTGACCCTACAAGTAAAACACAATTAGAACGTACGGTTGATTTGCGTAAATTAAAACATAAACCATTTGATTTAGAGTCAGATGAAAACGGGGAGTTTACATACATTGTTAATGATTCGGTTACACTTAAATTTAAGTTTTTATCGAATGCACAAATAAAAAGTATATCACCAGAACACACAATTTCTGATATATTAACAATGATGATACAACAAGTTAATGATACCAGAAAATCAGCAGATATTACACAGTATATTAAATATTCATTCTTAGCAGTAGATTCACGCAAATTTCGAGGCTTTGTTGAAGAAAATACTCCAGCTGTAGATTTACTTGTAGAATTCGAAGGTGAAAAAGGGAGCACCTTCAGTTCAGTGTTTCAAATTGGATCAGACCTTCTTTGGGTTTAAGCCCCAAGACCGTGTAGCATTACACTCAACGTTATTTGATTTAGTGTGGCAAGGTGAAGGTCGTTGGAGCTGGGAAACTGTTTATAATTTGCCGGTTAACACCCGAAAGTTTTGGATAAACAAAATTAATGATAAATTAACGCCAACAGAACCAACAACCAACGTTACTAAAGATCTACCACAAATGCCAACAGTATCGAAATCTAAAAAATAGATATTTATTATTAAGATGATAGATAACACTAAACATATTATAGCTCGATTAAAACTTCAGCCCCGCTATGGAGCAACCCCAAAGAAAGTTTCTGATATTCCAGCTGATGCTGCAGATGCTCTAGGAGAATTTGATACTGCATTTACTCGGATGACAACATCGGGTTTAAGTTTAACAAGTGTATTAAGCGATGTATATGATTCATTAAATAATTTACAAACAGGTACTGTTGCAGCTGTTACCGGAGTACAAAAATTAATAGGTGTATATCAGCAATTTTCTAAAATTATAACAGATCAAACTGATCAGGTAACAAAATTATTTCAGAGAAACAATGAATTAGGAAAATCATTTGGATTATCCACAAAAGCCGCTCAAAGATATGGATTTCAACTAGATCAAATTGCCGGAAGTTTAGAGTACGGTCGTGCCAATACAGAACAGTATATTAAAAGCCTTAAAGGATTACTTGGAGTACAGGCACTAAATATTAAAAATGACGGAAAATTTGGTACTAGTTTACTAAAAACCCAACGATACCTGACTGATATTATTGGTATATCTGAAGAAGCCGCTGAAGAAATGCGTTATTATAATGCACAAGCAGCCGGCGGAACAGACAATAAGGGCAAGGGCATCGAAACTAGATTAAACCAAGAACGCGAATCTGCAAAATTAATTGGTACGCAATTAGGTTTAACCATGGACATGAATGAGCAAACAACTCTTCAAAGAGAAATCATGGAAGAAATTGGAGGGTTGGGTGCAGAAGTACAAATGCAATACGGTCGATATCCTGCAACCTTAGGTCTCGCAGTAATGAAAGCTAAACAGTTAGGTGTCTCAATGGCCCAACTAAATAAAACAGGTGAAACATTATTAAGCATTGAATCAAGTGTAGGGGATGAATTAGAATATCAATTATTATCCGGTAAACGTTTAGTGGATGAAGTATCTGGTAAAAGTTTAACCAACATGTATCGAGAAGCTGCATTACAAGGAGATGCAAATAAGCAAGCTGATGTAATGAACACTATTTTAGATACCCAGGGTGATACTATTAAAGATAACATGTTAGCTCGTAAACAACTTGCTAAAACATTGGGGCTTGAAGAAGAGACATTGGCACGTATGCTTCAGAAGAGAAAATTGCTGTCAGATATTGGAGCAAAATCACTGTTTGGCAAAACCGGAGCAGACTTAAAAACAGAATTAGAAAAATTACAAAAACAAGGCGAAGTTTCTACAACCCAAATCGATGAAATCATGAAAGCTGATGACACACGGGATGTACAAACAAGAATGGCAGAAGCATTAGAGTCAATTCAAACTCGAGGTATTGTAGCACAGTTCCCAGATTCAAAAGGATTTACCGATGCATTTCAAGGAGTCTCTGATAGTTTAGAGAACACATTGAACACATTTAAAACGGCAATGCTTAAAGGCCCAGACGCAGCCGGTGTTGGAGGTGGCTATTTTAAAGTTGTTGAAACCATGAAAGAAGCTGTTGGAACAATGTCGACATTCAGAACAACCGTTAACGGATTAGGTAGCGTAATCACTACAATGACTGAACAAATTCCAATCTGGGGTAACAAATTAGCCGGTTTAGGTACTACCATAACAGACGCATTAGCAACAGGCCTGGGTACTAATTTAACAGACATGACTATTGAATCAGCTGAAACTGTAACTGTCCCAGCAGCCGGTGGAACGGGTGCAAATGACGCAATCATAATGAATGATGGTCTTATAAGATTTAACCCACGTGATAAATTTACACAGGTAAATGACGGTACCATGATTGCCGGCACTAATGTGGATGGTAACCGTCGTTTAGCACGGCAATTATCCGGTGGAGGTGGAATTAGTGATAATCAAATTAGTCGATTAGCTGCAGCGATCGCATCCACACTTAAAGAAACATTACCAACCATTAAAATGTCAGTTATGTCCGATCCATTATACGCAGCAAACAAATTAAATCGAGGGAGATATAGCTAATGCAAACCAATCCAACAAAGGGGTACGAAAGCCAGTTCACTCCCTATAGCATTTCAATACCACCTGTACCAGGCGGAATATATGCATTTAGCAACACGCCAGCAGGAACATTAACTATTAATTCTGCTGATGGTAAATTAACACAGAATTCATTGTTTTCTAGTAACACACAGGCCGGCACTAACAACACAAATATTGCTGGCAATGCCTTATCCCGATTGGCTGGTAAAGCAGTTGGTGCTATAGGCGCATTAGGAATTCCGTCAATATCTCAATTCGGCGCCGGCGTAGCTGGTGCATTGGGCGGCGATGCTATATATGCAACTGCACCATATGATAATTTAAACGCCTTTATTAGTACCGGAGTTAAATTTCCATTACCAAATCCAGATTTCCGTACTAAAAAAATTAGTTTACTTAGTTCTATAAATTCCATCAAAACAAAAGCAAAACCAGGTGCAGAATTAGCAACTGAAATTGCTGCATTAACTTTAGCAAAACGCAGAGATGGATTAAGTGCTGCACTCCGAGGTTCTGTCACAGCAGCAACATATGCAGCACAGAGCGCTACTATAGGTGCATATACTGTATTTAATTTAGATTCTAAATATGGTTGGGGAAATCACAGTGACCCAATGGCAGATCGAAATGACTTTACCTTAAGATCTCATGTATCTACAAAATGGCCAAAAGGTAAATTAAAAGATGTTCCAAAGGGTAAAGAACGTCGTACTGCCTTTTGGAACAAAACGGTTAAAGGATTAGAAGCATTAACACCGTTCCGCGGAGATCGTGTAACTGTTATTGATTTTGGTCAAAGAAATTGGGAGAACATTTATCGATGGGTACCTAACTCAGTTTTAAGTAGCGATACTGGGTTTACCAACCTAGTGCAAGGAGCAAGCACAGTATTAGGCGCAAACCCATATGGTCTTACTAAGGACTTTATTAAATTCTTCTTTACCGGTCCAAAATTATCCTTAGGATCTAAAGATGTAGAAGATGATGTAATTGTGTTTCGTGCAGCATTAACATCATTTGGTGACCAATTTTCGCCTAGTTGGAGTCCGGTGAATATATTAGGCCGACCTGATCCTAATTATCATTATTCAGGATACAGTCGCGATATTGATGTATCATTCACAGTATATGCAACAGACCGTGATGAGTTAAAATTCATATACAGAAAATTAAATGCATTAGCTGGTTATACAGCTCCAGCATATAACGCAGATTCATTTTCATTGAAAGCTCCATGGCTTCGAATCACAATTGGTGACCTGTTAGTATCTCAACCTGTGCTAATTAACAGCTTAGGGTATACATTTGTAGATTCTGACACAACATGGGAAATTAACATTGAAGACGATCCAGAAATGATGCAGGTACCACATAAAATTGACGTGCAGATGAGCATGTATTTAATTACGGATGCATTGCCAGAATTTGGCGGGTCAATGTACACATTAGCTAAGCAAGCCGATCAATTCGGAACATTGACCGGAAATGATAACTGGTTAAGTGATACTAATACACCATTAACTCAACAGTCAATTCGAGATAAAGCACCAAAATAGATTATATTATGAGCAGTAGATATCAAACAACATTGCAAATAAAAGACGAAAAAGGTACTCGTCGTGCAGAAACTACCATAATACCGCCAACCGCGGTTACCGGCAATGATTTATATATTCGCACTGTTAGCATGGAACGATTAGATAAATTAGCATTGGATTTTTATGATGATGCATCAATGTGGTGGGTTATCGCCGCGGCAAATGGTTTAGGCAAAGGCACATTGGTAGTACCACCAAATACCAGAGTTAGAATACCTAGAGATACCGGAATTCAAGATCGTATATCGCAGATTAACAAACAACGATGAGTGAAATATTTTACACGCAATTGGACAAAAATCTAGCATCCGAACTAGATACTCGAGCGTTAGCAGGACGTACACGAGATAATAAATCTATTGACTATATGGTTGGCAAAGTTGCTAATGTTAAAATTACTGCATATGAAGGTAATGGGTCTACGGGTAAAGAATTATTTACCTTAGGCGGAGAAACCGTACGCGGAGCTAGTTATCAGCCTGGCGGGGTAGAAGGATTTTTAACTGACGGTGCAACTAGAACACTTAAAGAACTATCATGGGTAGCTGATGGAGTTGGAGATAAAGCAACATTCGTGCCTACATTAAAAGATACCGTTCGTCAAAATTCAAATAATCGTGTACCACCTTATATTTCTAGTGCAAATATATCAGTTGGTGACCATTCGATGGGTTTATTAAACACTGCTACATTTGTTATTGAAATTTCAAATCCAGAACGCGATTTAGATTTCATTGAAGAAATATTCTTTCGTGCTGGTCGATATGTTAAAATGCAGTTTGAATATCCACCATCTGCTGTGATTACCGGATTAAGTTTAGAACCAACAACTATTCCGAATGCTGAAAAACTACAATCTTTATACGGTAAGGATATTAATATCGTAGACAAACAAAAAGAAATATCCCGATTAAACAATATTTCATTTGAAGGATTGATAACATCATTCACGTTTAGTTATAATACCGATTATTCAGTTCAAGCAACTATTAGTATGCGAGGAACTAGCAATGTATATACCGATGTTTCAATGTTCATTAATGCAAATGCAACCACAAAAGCTGGTACTAATGCAACAGCAACACCTAGCCCAATAACATCACCTGACACATACACCGCAACAGTTGAGCAAAAAGCAGCCGCAGCAAATGCACCTGCAGATAAATCATTTTACTCAAAATTATATGATGAAGTAGATCAAAAATTCCAACGAATTAACATGCTCAAAGGTGATGTTAGAAATCAGTTAGAAGGAAATGAAGACATTTGGTATTTAATTGGGGATGCTTGGTCACAAACAGAAAAGCCAACAACAAAAGAACAAAAAACATTCTCTCGTTACATAACACTAGGTTATTTAATAGATTATATTAATCGCATCGTTACGATCAAAGTTAAAGATGCGGTACCATTCCCTGCAGTTATATGTAGCAGTTTTATTTGCTATAGCAACTATTATGAGCATTTATGTTCTAGTGACCCACATAACGTGTTATTACTGCCAAAAGACACAGACCGCGGCACAACTGAACGTTATGGTAGTAAAATTTATTTTGAAAATACTAAAAATGCCAATTGGTTAGGATACCAAGGTCGTGAAGTAGGATATCCTGCTCGTATTTTTTTAAATTTAGAAAAAATTGAATCCGTACTAACATCATTAACAAGTGCCGGATCATTTAAGGTTTCTGATTTTTTATCTGGCATTAGTGGAGTAATTTCATCTGCAACCGGCGGGGCAATCAGTTTAAAATTAATAACACACCCTAAGAATGATACGTTGTTAGCATTTTATGATGAAAATTTTCTAGGTACTCCGAGCGAAACAGATAAGGTACAACCGTATCATGTCCCGATGAGTGCACAATATCCATCTGGCGTAACTAATGGGGCAATTGGTAGCATTGTGCAAGACTTTAAACTGTCAGCTAAGATCCCAGATAGCGTATCTACATTGTCATATGTGTTAAATCAGAATCCAGATGAAATTTCTGAAGACCAAATTGCGCCATATTTAAATTACATGTATAATTCATCTGATCCAGAAAAAATAAAAACGGCAGATGCAATTTATAAAAAAAATAATGCAAAGTTTTTAGAAGAATTAACTAGACATCGAGAAGATTACGGTAAAAGTATGAGTGATGTTACTAAACAACAAGCATTAAATGAAGCATTAGTGAAATATTTACAGTATCCAAAACCAGAACTCAAACAAGCTCAGCAAATAACTGCCCCAATATTTCCATTTGAAGCAGAATTTACAATTGATGGTGTTAATGGATTTCGTTATGGTGATGTTGTTACATTTGATATATTACCATACCGATATCGAATCAACACGGTATTTAGTGTTATAGGAATTGAACATGATGTGACACAAGACGGTCAATGGACTACTGTGGTTAGATGTATAATGAGACCTAGAATTGGACAATAATGAGAACTAAATTATATTATTCGCCAGATGAGATAACAGAGTATTTGTATACTACCGGATCTGAGTGGATGATTGAGTCAGATTTTGCAGAATACTTTGGATTTTATCATACATATACTAATGGCGATGCATTCACATTAGGAACATATGACGCAACTCTATCAAAAAAGTTGATACCATATGAAGATATGACAGCCACTGAAATAGTGTATAGCAATCTGAAGCCTAGTCAACAAACTAGATATAAAACATCACTTACTTCATACGTCCCATCGCCTACACAGCAAGAAATACGAGTTGGATATTTGACAAGATACTTTGCACAAAAACACAATGAATACGGAATTACTGAAATTGATGTAAAACAATACACGGATATATCACAGCAAGTAATCGATCCTAACATGTATCGCACAGTTACAATGCGTTGGTATATTACAGGCACATTGGTACCATCTACAACTGGCACGGTGCAAACATTGAGTGTGCAACAACGTAATCTGCAGCAAATTGAATTTGCAAAACAAAGTATACCAAACATTCAAACTAAGCTAGCAAATCTAGTAGAATTATATACAGATACCACATACATAATTCCAGAAGATATCAATTAACTTGGATTTCTGCATTTTTTTCCATATATTTAATGTATGGTACTGGATCATGTAGAAGAAATTGACGCGTTATTACAATGTGTGGCAGATAAACGCACCCTAGTAGTACCTATTTTTTCTAGTCCAGCATTGCACCCTACTCAGAATCCAGTAATTGCTTTATATGTTTATACCGAAGATGATGTAGAACGTATTGTGCCATTCCGACATACTGAACAACTAAGGGGCTTTCCTGAACATCTGCCGAGGTTTCTTGCATTGCAGAATATCTTTGTTCATGATAAAAAGGCCTGGCTTCAAATCGGAGGAAACGCTGCCGTATGGGATGTAAAAACTTTGTGGTGGTACACTTACGGCGAAGCATATGATGAGTCTTATTATCCTACCGCGGCACATACATTTTATTGGCGCCGACATTCGTCATTGGCACAAGTAAATGCAGTAGTGCCATTGCAACAACATTTAGCAATGTGTCAGAAAATTCGACATTATGCCTGGCCAATGTGTATGAACGCAAAGTTAACGGATTCGTATTTACAATTCAATGCAACATATCCAGAAACATTTGCTGCAATTGAATCTGCAGGGTTGTCAGTAACCGACACGTTCAGAATGCCAGATTTAATAACACAGAACAAAGTGTACTCAAGTTACAATTATCATACTGTAACAGGACGACCTAGCAATGCATATCGAGGATTTAATTTTGCTGCAATGAACAAAGAAGATGGTACCCGCGATGCATTTTGTAGTCGATTTGATAATGGTGCTTTGGTAGAAATGGACTTTGATGCATACCACGTTAGATTAATAGCCCGATTAATTGGATATGCATTGCCTGCGGGATCTGTGCATGAATACTTTGGGCGATTTTATTTTAGCACGACAGAATTGACTGAGGAACAATATGAACAAAGCAAGCAGATAACTTTTCGATTGTTGTATGGAGGTATTGATACTGAGTTTTTATCTATACCATTCTTTCAGCAAGTAAACACGTTTGTGTATGATTTGTGGAGACAATGGAAAGCTAAAGGACGTATAAAAACACCCATACTGCAAAGACCAATAACATCAGACACAGTGAAAAACATGACAGCAAACAAGCTGTTTAATTATTATTTGCAAGCCGTTGAAACTGAGGTATCGGTGCAAAAGTTACGGCAATGTCAAACACTGCTAGAAGGACATGAAACCTGCATGGTATTGTATACTTATGATTCCGTGTTGTTCGATGTTCCCACTGCAGAAGCACAACACATAATACCTGCAATCAAGCACGTATTAGAACAAGGCAATTTCCCGGTAAAAACAAAAGCCGGACATATTTATAGTAAAATGAAAACTATCACGTTATGAACATTGATTTAATTTTAACAGAATGGTGTTATCGATTACCGAAAGGTTATCCTACTAATGCTAAGGATTATGAAATACTATATCATGTTCTTTTAGAAGTAGCCAATATATCAGCCGATGACGCACGCCAAATTGTTGAGCGAGCACAAGGTTCTAACAAACAAGTTATTGCAGAAGCCATACAATTTGATTCTATTGAAAATAAAATGTTGGAAGCTGCAGTTGTTCGAGCAGGTAAAATTGATGAATTTCGAGAATTTTTAGGATTATTGCCTACAGAAGCAAATGATATTACTTTAAAGTTTTTAAATAATTTGCGTTATGATCAATGTATGCAATTTGCATCATTATTATATTCTCAAAACGGCGTTTCTGAAGAAGCATTGAATACTATAGACTTTAGAAATGGATTAAGCCATGATTTATTCAAGCTTGAACCAAAAGGATTAGGAAAAGGTGAAATTTTATTAGCTACTATAATTAATACTTCACAAATTAATGGTGGTACTACATCTTTTGATATGACAGCAAATGGTCAATCTTATGAAATAAAAGATTATACCGGAGGAAAAGGCAACGCAAAATCAATCAGATTAGGAACTAAAGGCAGTGTTACTCGATTTAAATTTTGGGATGAAATTGTAACCACCCTGAAACGATTAGATCAGCTAAGAGGCACAATGGAAAATCCAAAATTTGATTTCCATAAATATTTTAATGAAGAATTACTAAGTTCAATTGCATATTTAGATGACCGTCGTGCTTTTATTTTAGCAGGTAACTTGAACATGAAAGACAAACAGTTTTTAATGCAGTTTTATCGAGAAGCAAACGCATTAAATTCAGACATACAAGGTTATACCAATGTCATTCTACGAGGACCAAATGCAACACCAATTGAAATGTCAATTGAACCATTAACTAAAACACCCGATGGTAATATTGTAATAAAACCAATTGGCGACGGCAGTCAAGATATAACATATATCAATGCAGAATTGCGACGTTTAAAATACGTACGCGTCCCAGAAGCATTGGAAACAGATTTGCAAGAAGCAGTTGATTCTATCGTAGGCAATGATTTACAATTCATTGTGTTTAGAAAAGACAGAATACGAGTTACTAGAGATTTTCGATATGTTGTGATAGATGCAGGTAAAATACGAATAATTGAAAAGGCTATTGGCGCTGATAAAATTGACTTAAGTGACGTCGACATAAATGAGGAAAATGAATGGTAAAGACTCAGCTACTTTGCACCTTTGCGCACCGTACAGATTTAAACATAATCACAGAATACATACAAACAAACTACCAAATTCCGGAACGCAGAATATTTGTGTTTTCCAATGCAGAAGTATCTGATAACTTGTATTGCACATACAATGCTATTGACTCAGGACGCAGAGGACAAAATACTATTAGCATCCACCGTAAAAAAGAAACAAACACGCTGTACACGGTAAATGCTTTAAATGAAGTGATTCGAGCAGTGAATAATGGTGTATTAGATAAGACATATCAATTAGATTGGTCAGCATATCAGAATTCATTCATTTTAACGGATGATGATGGATATCGTGTTATTAATCTGGTATTTTTCAAGAAATTTTCTTGGCATTGATATTTATATAAGTAATAGGAATAACTATGTTAAAATTAAAACATTTATTAAACGAAGACGAATATCAAACCCCATTTCAACGAGGTGAAACAGATGGGTTAGATGCCGAAGCAGATCAAAAAATACAAGATAGTTTTCTAACTAAACTAGAACAAAACTATTCTAGAATAAAACGAGCTCGTATTGATATGGCTGAGTTTAAAAATGATGTGATGGATTTGTTATCGATCTATAAAGATAAAACGCCCGGAAGTGCGACTACCATGGATTTTATAGATGCATTTTTAGAATTATATCCATATTCAAAAACATATAGCGGATGGCAAGGAACTTATCGAGATGTAAGAAATAATCTTAATCGTATGTTGCAACACGCACATTCAATCCAAGCCGGAGATACCAGCAATTACGGATACCGTTTTTCTAAATAAGTAAAGTAAATTATGAAAAAACTAGAAAATATACTAGCAGAAAATATGCGTCGCTTCGGTACCAAGAATCTACACGAAGCCGAAAACAACCCATCAGATACAACAACCCAAGATAATTCGATTAATCCATTTCTAGTAAAAGTTGCAATGTTATTCAAAACATTTAAAACTTATTTTTCTAAACCGGAATATGTGTGGTTGCGTGAATTCAACATTAACATGGCTGATCGAGGAGATTGGGAAAAGAAACAAGATGCTGAACATAATATACAGGCATTATTTATCGAGCCAGCATTTCATTTAGATAATTCAGCAGGATATCAACGACAATGCATTGTCGATATTAACGGCAATGTGCAAGTTAAAACTATTACTGACACTGACACCAACATCTATAGGGGCAAATTAGATCCAAATCTATCATCAGGTACGATTTATAATACAAATAACGCTGGAGCACAAAAATTTTCAGTGAAGGATATATTAGTCAATCGAATGCAATTTAAAGATCAATCAATGAGTACCATTTCTACACAAAAAGCAATGGAAATGGCTGATAAGTTTAAGAAATCATTTGAAACCCCAGGAAACTTTCCTGATTTTAGTACCAATGTTCCATTATTATGGGGACTAATCACACAAATAAAAACAACCAAAGATTTAATCACAGTCAATGAAGCATTTTATTCAAAATACAAAAAAAGTGTGATGTGGTGGATTAAAGAAGAAGGCCAGATGGTTGACTTATGGAATCATGCGTTTGCTAAAGGTATGATTACAACTACACAATATATCAAATCGCGACAGAATGAAGAACAACAGTATGCAGCATTAAAGAATATTAAACTAAGTTAAGATACCTATGAAAAAACTAGAAAACATCCTAGCAGAAAATATGCGTCGATTTGGTACTAAGAATCTGCGCGAAGTTGATTTAAATGACTTAGAAAATAAATTAGGATTTGATAGTGGAGCTAACCGCGATCCTAGAACAGGTAACTTGCGAGTAGATCCTAACAACTTTAAACTTCACATTAACCGTGCTGATTATGATACTAATATTGCTGGTATTGTTAGTTTGACATTTCAAGGTTCCACTCCGGACACAAAAGATACATTTCGAGACATCATCAATGACATCAAACAAGATGTTGCCAGTCAAAATGATCCAACTGGTGCATATGATCAAACACGCTTAGTGTCTGACATTGAATTTGATTGTGATTTGAAAGTGGGTTCTGACACAATTAATTTTACAGTAGTATTTGAAGAAGACGGTGATTTAAAAACCGTGGATATTCAGGATGAAGCATTAGCACAAAAACATGGTATAACTACCGAAACAATATACGATTTTTTATTTTAAAAAAATTTAACTAATTACTTTGAATTAACGTTTTAATTACTTATATTGTAATTATATTTTTATATTTTATTAACTAATTAACAAAGGAAAGACTTATGGCACTTAACTTAGATGCAATTAAGGCGAAACTAAATCAGTTGAACAAATCTGATGACAAAAAACAAAATTTGTGGAAACCTGAAGCAGGTAAAACTAGAATCCGAATCGTACCTTATGTACATCGCAAAGACAATCCGTTCTTGGAATTGTATTTTCACTACGATATCGGTAAGCGTTCAATGCTATCTCCAATCACTTTCGGAAACGCAGATCCAATTGTTGAATTTTCTGACAAGCTCAAGAAAACAGGCGACAAAGATGAATGGATCATGGGTCGTAAAATCGAGCCTAAAATGAGAACTTATGTTCCTGTTATCGTGCGAGGAAAAGAGTCAGAAGGAGTTAAGTTTTGGGGCTTTGGAAAACAAATCTACACTGAACTTCTTTCTATCATCTCAGATCCAGATTATGGTGACATTACGGATTTGATGAATGGTCGTGATATCGATGTAGAATTCACACCAGCAGAAGGTGCTGCATTTCCTAAGACAGCAATTCGTGTTAAGCCAAACACTCAACCTGCAACTGAAGACAAAGCAATTGCAGAGAAAATCATGAATCAACCGCAAATCACGGATATCTTTCCTGAGCCAACTTATGAAGAATTAGAACAAGCATTAACAGAATGGATGAATCCAGAAAATGCAGATTCTGATGTAGCTTCAGATGACGAAGAAGAAACACCAGCAGTTGCACCAGCTAAATCAGCTTCGAAGCCTACGGCGACAAAAGTAGATGATGTTTCGTCTGCATTCAATGATCTTTTCAATTAAGGAGTTATAAATGGCAAAGAGTAAAAGCAAACTAGAACTGGAAGATGCGTTAGCAAACACCTTAGCAGATAGCATTAACAAGCAATTCAAAGGTCAAGCATTAAAAACTGCATTCTTCCTGGATGGCGATGACGACGCACCAAGCAATGTTAAAGATTGGATTTCGTCAGGTTGCGATTCACTCGATTTGGCAATTTCAAACCGACCGAACGGAGGCTTCCCAGTAGGTCGGATAACTGAAATTACCGGGCTAGAAGCATCAGGAAAATCATTGTTAGCATCACACGCATTAGCAGAAACTCAGAAGAAAGGTGGATTGGCAGTGTATATTGATACAGAGTCAGCTACTAGCACAGAGTTTTTACAAGCAATTGGTTGTGATTTAAAAACAATGCTGTATGTTCCATTAGAGACTATCGAAGAGATTTTCGAAACCATTGAGACAATTGTAGAAGGTGTTCGCAAATCCAACAAAGATCGTTTAGTTACGATTGTAGTGGATTCAGTAATGGGTGCTTCCACAAAAATTGAAATGGCAGCCGAATACGACAAGGATGGTTATGCAACTAGCAAATCAATCATTTTATCAAAAGCAATGCGTAAGGTTACTAACTGGATTGCTCGAGAAAATATTTGTTTGATTTTCACCAATCAGTTGAGAACTAAATTAGGTGTTTCATTTGGAGATGCTTGGACCACATCAGGTGGTAAAGCTATTCCATTCCATGCATCAGTTAGATTGCGACTAAAGAACACCGGAATGATCAAAGCAAAGATTAACGGAGTAGAACAAGTAGTTGGAAGTAAAACTGAAGTGCAGGTTGTGAAGAATCGTATGGGACCACCACACCGCAAAGTGAATTATGATATCTATTATGATTCAGGAATTGACAATTATGGTGGTTGGTTAGAAATCATGAAGAAGTTTGATTTGGTTAAACAGGCCGGAGCACATTACACCTTAGAAGACGTTGATGCTGATACAGGTGAGGTGTTTGGCGAAATTAAATTTCAATCAAAAAACTTTGTTGAGAAAGTAATCGAACGCAAAGAAGTACGAGATCGATTGTATAACAGAATCTGTGACGCATACATTTTCAAATACCAAGCAGGTATTGATGGCGGAATTGATGATGTGATAATTGATGAAACAGTTATAGACGAAGAAGGCTAATGAATAAGTATCAACAGCTATTCAAAAAGTTACAAGAAGAAAAGGAAAACGGTCCGTCGGATGTTAATGACCACATCATGGTATTCGACGGACTGAATACCTTTATCAGAGCTTTTGGAGCAACTCCATCCACAAATGAAGATGGCGAACATATTGGAGGAATCACAGGATTCCTTTTTTCTATTGGTAAAGCAATACGAGATTTTCGACCTAGTCGAGTTGTAATCGTATTTGACGGTAGAGGTGGTAGTGCCCGCAGAAAAAAGATTTATGGGGACTATAAAGGCAATCGTGCTAATAAAACCAGATTGCGTAGACACGATCATCAGCAATTTGCTACTATCGAAGACGAACAAGAAGCAATGCGATATCAGTTTTCACGACTTGTTTCATACCTGGATAATTTGCCTGTTACTTTTTTAGCAATTGACGGAATTGAGGCAGATGACACTATTGCATATATCGCACAAATGTATGCAGATATTAGCAAGAAGGTTACAATTGTATCCACAGACCGAGATTTCTATCAACTAATTAGTCCTACTCTGCAGGTTTGGTCTCCGATTAAAAAGAAGATGTATGACGAAGCTGCACTTATTGAAGAGTTTGGGGTACACCCAAAAAACTATGTGGTGTACAGAACATTCACCGGCGATAACTCAGACAACATTCCTGGTGTAGACGGATTTGGTCCTAAGACTATATTAAAAACATTTCCAGAACTAGTAGATGATGCAGAATTCACACTAGAAGCATTGCATGCAAAATGTGAAGACAAGCGCTTGTTAAAAGAAGGTAAGCCTTTTCAAAAGGTGTTGGATAATTACGACACCATTGATAAAAATTATCAGCTCATGAACATTAAACTGTTAAACATTCCGGCACAGAATTGTAGCACGATTCGAGGAATTATGCAGCAACCAATTCCTGCAATGAACAAAATGGAATTTCAAAGATTGTTTATGGAAGACAAAATGTGGACTACCATGAAGAACTTGCCAGAGTGGCTAAACAGCACCTGGTTATCATTAAATGCATTTGCAATGCAAACTCATAACAAATAATTTTGGATATCCGAAATAACTTTAATATAATTGTTACATGACAGACAAGTTAAGTGAATATGGTTGGGGCTTTCAAGTGAAAGTGATTGCAGCAATGTTTACGGATAGATTATTTTTACAACAAATTTCAGACATTATACAAGCCGATTATTTTGAATCGGATGCAAATAGTTGGCTATTAGAAGTAATATTAACACATTTCCGTGAATATAAAGCACCCCCATCCAAAGATGTATTAAAGGTTAAATTGACTGAACTAAGTGATGATGGTCCTGAGTCTATATTGAAAGCTGCAATTTTAGAACAGCTTAAAGATGTATTCCGTTTTATGGAATCTGATGACTTGACATTCGTTAAAGATGAGATTCTTAAATTTTGTAAGAATCAGGAAATTAAACGAGCAATCATGGAATCGGTTCCGCTTTTGCAACAAGGCAATTACGATCAAATTAAAACTAATATGGATAACGCTATGAAAGCTGGCGCCGACACCAATATTGGATTAGATTATAAACTCAATATATCAGCTCGTTATTCAGAAGCCGCTAGACATACCATAACAACCGGATGGGACGTTATTGATGATTTAATGGATGGCGGATTAGCCGAAGGCGAGTTAGGAGTAGTAATGGCACCTGCGGGTATTGGTAAATCTTGGTTGCTGATTAATATTGGTTCAAATGCAATCAAAGCAGGACACACTGTAATTCATTATACCCTAGAGCTCAACGAAAACTATGTAGGTCAACGCTATGATTCTGTATTAACAGGTATCAATGCTCAGAGTTTAAAGAATCATCAGGAAACGGTTGAAGAAAAGATGCAGCAGTTACGAGGTGACTTGATTGTGAAGTATTTTCCAACTAAGTCAGTAGGAGTAATGGGACTCAAAGCTCATTTAGAAAAAACTATGATGATGGGCAAGAAACCAGATCTGGTTATTGTGGATTACGGTGACTTGTTGAAAATCAATGCAAAAAAGGACAAGCACGAGGCATTAGAAGAACTGTACGAGGAGTTACGCGGAATGGCAGGCGAGTATAGCATTCCAGTATGGACCGCATCACAGGCAGGTCGAAGTGCGTTAGAAGAGGATGTTATTGAAGCTGACAAGATTGCGTCATCATATGGTAAAGTGATGGTTGCTGACTTCTTAATGTCACTTTCCAGAAAAGTAGAAGACAAAATGTCAGGCACAGGTCGAGGTCATGTTATCAAGAATCGTTTTGGTCCAGATGGTATCACTTTGCCTAGTAAAATTAACACGAATAACGGTCAGTTTCAGTTCTTCGAACCGCAGACTACCCAAGGTAAGCAAACAACTCAGGTCATGAAAACCGGAGAAAACATAATGAAGAAAAATTTAGCTCAAAGATTCAAAGATATGGGCGGAAGTTTCGGATAAAATCATATTTATATGAAATAAGGTCCGAATAGAAATATTCGGCCTTTTTTTGTCTAATAAACATTTATATTACTTTAAACAACGAGATTACAACAATGGAGATTTCAAACAAAATTTTAAGCGAAATTACGGTGTATATGAAATACGCCAAGTACATTCCTGAACTCAATCGGCGAGAAACCTGGGAAGAACTAGTTACAAGAAACATGAACATGCACATTAAAAAATATCCGAAGTTAGAATCGGAAATTCGCAATGCGTATACATTTGTGTATGACAAAAAAGTATTACCTTCAATGCGTAGTTTGCAATTCGGCGGAAAACCAATTGAAATCTCCCCTAACCGAATTTATAACTGTGCATATTTGCCAATTGACGATCATCGTGCATTTGGTGAAGCAATGTTTTTGTTATTAGGCGGTACAGGAGTAGGTTACTCAGTGCAAACACACCATGTAGAGAAACTACCTGAGATTCGTAAACCAAATCCTAAAAGAACACGCAGATTTCTAATTGCAGATTCAATTGAAGGCTGGGCGGATGCAGTTAAAGCACTTGTTAAATCTTATTTTGAAGGCGGATCTACATTTGTGTTTGACTTTTCAGACATTCGTGCAAAAGGTGCTCGTCTTGTTACATCGGGAGGAAAAGCTCCAGGCCCGCAACCACTTAAAGAATGCTTGATTAAATTAGCAGGTATCTTGGATGCAAAAGAAGATGGCGACAAATTAACTGCAATTGAAGTGCACGATATGGTATGTCACGTTGCAGATGCAGTTTTAGCCGGCGGAATTCGTAGAGCGGCTCTTATCTCTTTATTCTCAGCAGATGATGAAGAAATGATTGCATGTAAATCAGGCAACTGGTGGGAAAACAACCCACAACGAGGACGTGCTAACAACTCAGCAACTTTAATGCGTCACAAACTGACAAAAGAATTTTTCATGGATCTTTGGAAACGTGTTGAATTGTCAGGAGCAGGTGAACCAGGAATCTATCTTACAAATGATAAAGATTGGGGAACTAATCCATGTTGCGAAATTGCACTACGACCATTCCAATTCTGTAACCTATGTGAAGTAAATGCATCTGACATTGAATCACAAGAAGATCTAGAAATGCGTGTAAAAGCCGCAGCATTCATTGGAACACTTCAAGCAGGATACACTGATTTCCATTATCTTCGTCCTGTGTGGAAACGCACAACTGAGAAAGATGCACTTATTGGTGTATCAATGACAGGTATTGGATCTGGGGTAGTATTAGGATATGACATGAAAGCGGCAGCAAAAGCAGTTAAAGAAGAAAACGCTCGTGTTGCTGAGCTCATTGGCATCAACAAATCAGCTCGTACCACAACGGTTAAACCTGCGGGAACAACATCATTGGCATTAGGAACATCATCAGGTATTCATGCTTGGCACAATGATTATTATATTCGTCGTATTCGTGTAGGAAAGAACGAAGCAATTTATTCTTACTTGTCAATCAATCATCCAGAGCTTATCGAAGATGAATATTTCCGTCCACATGATACAGCAGTTATTTCAATTCCACAAAAAGCCCCAGAAGGCGCAATTATGCGTTTTGAATCTCCTTTTCAATTATTAGATCGTATCAAAAAGGTGCACTTGGAATGGGTTAAACCGGGACATCGCACAGGTAACAATACTCATAACGTGTCAGCAACCGTGTCATTAAAAGATGATGAGTGGGACTTAGCAGGTGAGTGGATGTGGTCAAACCGGGATCATTATAATGGCCTATCAGTTTTACCATATAATGGAGGAACTTATACACAAGCTCCATTTGAAGATTGTACTGAGGAAACATACAACACCATGATGAAATCTTTGAATAACATTGATTTAAGTCGAGTAATTGAGTTAGATGATAATACAGACCTGTCAGGCGAATTAGCTTGTGCAGGCGGAGCGTGTGAAATAAAATGATACAACCGGCATCAAAAGATTGGATACAGCAACAGTTCGTGAGGGAGTTTGGCAACAAGCTCCTTCCTACGGACTTTTACTATGAAGATGGATATCGAGTAATGACTGAATCATATCATCAACGCAGAGGAACTTGCTGTGGTAACGGTTGCAGACATTGTCCCTTTGAACCAGCCCATAAAAAAGGCACAAAAACTTTGAAAGCCGAATAATTTATTCTATATTATAATTAAGAAATAAAGTTATGACAGAAACTAATAAGAAAAATCTAGAACTAGTTAAATCTGGTTTTGCTAATGGTATCTCAACTCAATTAGCAGTTAAACAAGCAATCTTTGGACCAGACGCAACATTGACCGACGAAGAAAAGCAAGAAATTATTGCAGACGCTGCATATCATTATGGCCAATTTCTAGAAGCACTGGGTGTTGCCTGGAGAACAGATCCAAATTCTGCAGATACTCCTCGCCGAGTAGCAAAAGCATATGTAAATGATTTGTGGGCAGGTCGATACAATCCAATGTCAGGAATCACAGCATTTCCTAGTGATGGTTATGATGGAATCGTGTTTGAAGGAGGTATTCCTTTAACATCAATGTGCTCACATCATCATCAGACAATTATGGGTAATGTGCATGTAGCATATATTCCAGGTGAGAATAGCAATGTTATCGGTTTGAGCAAACTGAATCGAGTAGTAGAACATTTTGGCCGGCGAGGTGCAATTCAAGAACAATTGACAGTTGCAATTCATCATGCAATTGACGAACTTATTGAGAACAATAAAGGTGTAGCAATTATGATTGAAGCAACTCATAACTGTGTGCAATGTCGCGGAGTTAAACATGGTGGTGCTTCCATGAAGACAGCTAAACTTTCCGGCGCATTCTTAGATGATGGTAACGCCCGATCAGAGTTTTATCAATTTGTAAAAGGTTACTAATGGCAAAATATAGCAGCACAAAATTATTTGATGGTTACTCAACATGTTTCCGTCAATGGCGAGCAGATGGTACTCATTGTCGTTTCCTGCATGGTTACGCAGTATCATTTCGAGTATGGTTTGAAGGTGATCTAGATCATCGCAACTGGGTGTTTGACTTTGGAGGTATGAAAAGAGCAAAGACTAAAATGAATGGTATGTCTCCAAAAGATTATTTTGCATACCTACTAGACCATACTACAATCATAGCTGAAGATGATCCTCATTTAACTTTATTTAAACAAATGGATGTAGAAGGTATCATACAATTACGAATATTACCAGCAACTGGTTGTGAAAGATTTGCAGAATATTTATATGATAATATCAATGCTTTTCTTGAATTAGAAACTGATAACAGAGTACGAGCTACAAAAGTAGAAGTATATGAACACGAACGAAACTCAGCAAGTTATGAAGAGTAATGAACAATATGTATCCTTATACGATTATCGAGGACAATCATCCCGGGAAACCGGCATAGGACAAAAAGTATACAATGCAGCTAAGGAGAAAGGCATTCATGTTATTTATGCTGATTTACCAGCAGAACGGCAACGTGAAGAATATAATCGAGTAGCAACATATCCAATATCATTCTTAGATGAATATTTTGGTAAAGAGACACCTACCGTTCAGACAACAACAACTCCACCTTCTAGCGATTTAATCTATCTGTTAGGTCGATTAGAAGCTATAGAAAAGCAGTTTGCAGAATTAATTAAGAAATTAGACAATGTTACCAATAGTAATGAGCATGATACCGATGACGACCTCCCCTTCTAACAAAAGAATTACAGATTATACTAAGACACTTCCAATTGTAGAATTGTATCGATGTGTGCAATCCGAAGGTTCGCGCTTTGGTAGACCTACAATCGCAGTTCGCACTACAGGCTGCACTCACCGATGCTATTTTGGTGAAGGTGGTTGGTGCGACTCCTGGTACACAAGTATACACCCAGAAAAAGGACAATTTACATTTAATGATATCATTAAGATATACGATGAAAATCCGCATATCAAAGAAATGATGTTGACGGGCGGTTCTCCGACAATGCATCCAGCATTGGTAAATGAACTTACTCATTTTGCACATGAACGAGACATTCTCATTACGATCGAAACTGAAGGCTCGCATTTTATTGAGACCGATTATCCTATCGGCCTTATATCTCTTAGCCCTAAGTTTTCAAATAGTATTCCCGTATTGGGAACGCCCACACCACAGGGTGATATTACCGATGAAAAGATGGTTAGACAACATAACAAGTTTAGAATGAATCTAACTGCAATGAATTCAATGATTAACTTTCATTCAGATTATCATTTCAAGCCAGTATGGGATGGTACTGAGAAGAATCTAAATGAGATTGAAGAAGTGAGACAAATCCTTGACATTCCGAAAGAAAAGACCTATATTATGCCAGCTGGTGACACCCGAGAAGAGCTTATCAAGATGTATCCATTGGTATTCGATATGTGTGCCGAACGAGGCTACAACATGACAGGTAGAGATCATATCATTGCATTTGACACTAAACGAGGAGTATAAGATGTGGAACACAACAACGACATTTGGAAACAATGTTAAAATTAATTATATTATAACGAGATGAAACAAGTATTATATTTTTCAGCAGAGTGGTGCGGTCCTTGCAAAATGATAAAGCCGATGATGCAACAGTTACAATCACAAATGTCAATTACATTCATCGATGCCGATGCAAGTGCAGAAACATGTAAAACATGGAATGTGCGATCTATTCCAACAGTAATTGTAATTAAAAATGGAGTAGAATTAGGTAGATTAGTAGGAACTGGCATTACCAAAGACACAGTTACAAATTTGTATAATAAATAAAAGGAATAAGTTATGAATTGGAAACCAATTGGAGATCAAGTGCTACTTAAGCAGCTTGAAAAGCAAGAAAAAACAAAAAGTGGCATCATCATGATGGCAGGTATGGATGAATATGTTGAATGTGATGTAATTGCAGCAGGAGATGGTTTATTCACACAAACAGGCAACAGAATACCAATGACAGTTAAAGCTGGAGACCGAGTAAAAGTGTATTCTGGTAACATGGGGTCACAAAAGAAAGTCCAACTAGGAGACACTGAATTTATTTTGATTCGCGAGCATGAGATTGCGATGATAAATACAGAAGCATGATTGAAGCATTAGGGTGGGTCTGCACGGCATTGGTATTGATTGGTTTCATTGTCAATGCCCGCGGACATTTTCTACCAGCTTTGGTCTGGTGGATTATTGGAGATGCCGGTTGGATAGTGTATGATATCTACATTCACAACATGAGTCACCTAGTGCTTGGCATCGTTATAATAGCAATAAACATTTACGGTATACACCGTTATCAAAAGACAAATAAATGTATCAATCAATAGGTTATGACCGCAAAAACGGTATAATGCACGTGTGGGATGATGAAGTAGGTCATCAGAAATTTCCATTTCAGCCATATGCATATTTACCAGCAGCAGACGGAGATTATCAATCATTAGACGGAACTAAATTAACTAAGGTTCCCGGCAATCACAAAGATAATCCAAAATCATATGAATCCGATATAAATGAAGAAGTACGAACACTGATTGATTTGTACTATGATTCGGACATGGTGTCTAAAGGTCACCGCGATTTCTTCTTCGATATTGAAACAGCAAAGGATGAAAACGGATATAGCACTATACAAGATGTACGCACTGCTATAACATCTATTGCATACTTTGATAAAACAGGTAATGACCGCAGGGTACTTATATTAGATGAACAGAATCGCATAAAAGAACGTGAAATTCAAGGCGATGGTTATGTTCTAGAAATATTTCGCGATGAAAGAGATCTTTTAACTAGATTTATTAACAAATTTGCCGAAATTCAACCCACAGTAATTACAGGTTGGAATACAGATGGATATGATATTCCATATTTGTTAGGACGATCTAAGAAAGTGTTAGGAGCACAAGCAATTAGGAAACTAAGTCCGGCTGGAATTGTGGATTACAATCCTAAAAAGGAAAAATGGAAGATTTTTGGTGTATCTAGTTTAGATTACTTGAAATTATACAAAAACTTCACGTACTCAGAACTTCCTAACTATCGATTAGACACAGTTGCTAAAAAAGAGTTAGGCCGCGGCAAAGTTGAATACGATGGCGATTTGGATACCTTGTTTACTCAGGATATTCACAAGTTTGCATATTACAACATGACGGATACAGACTTGGTTTATGAGTTAGATGATAAACTACAATTAATCAGTTTGGCTCGCACCATATGTCATAAAGGACACGTTCCATATGAAGATGTATATTATGCATCCAAGTATCTAGACGGTGCTGCTATTGTGGATTTGAAACGCAATGGATTTGTGGCACCAAACAAGCAGTTCCGTTTCGTAGAAGATGAATCAGTGGATGATGTGTTAGCAGGAGCATATGTAATGGCACCTGTCCCGGGCTTATACAAATGGATATATGACTTGGACTTAACATCACTGTATCCAAGCATCATCATGACACTAAACATTTCACCAGAAACCAAAGTAACGGTTATCAAAGATTGGAATGAAGAATGCTTGTTAAAGTCCGAATCAACACAAGTGCAGTTCATTGATGGCACATATATTCAAGACGTTAAACGTTGGTTGGTAGACCACAATTATTCTGTTGCCAGCAACGGCGCAGTGTATCGAAATGATCAGCGAGGATTCTTACCGACGATCCTGGAGAAATGGTTTGATGAACGTGTTATATTTAAAGATAAACGAGATACATTTGCTGTTGGTTCTGAAGAGTATAAATTTTATGATGCAATGCAGTTAACGCAGAAAGTATTGCTCAATTCATTTTATGGAGTATTAGGACTCAAAACATTCCGCTTCCATGATTTAGATAATGCCGGAGCAATTACAGCAACCGGGCAGAGTATTATCAAGTTCTCAGCAAAGGTTATTAACAATCAATATACAAAAGAATTAGGTACCGATCATTTTATCAATGCATCAGGTGGCAAAGCAGAATTTGCATTTTATACCGATACAGATTCAACTTTCTGTAGCAGTGAGCCACTAATTCGACATCGCTTCCCGGGCTGTGACACGGAAGACGAACAGTTCATGATTGAACAAACAAATGCAATTGCATCTGAGATACAGCAAACGGTAAACACCATGTACAATCAATATGCAAAAGTATTACACAATACAGACACACACCGATTCCAAATTAAGCAGGAATACATTGCTAAATCTGGTTTGTGGATCGCAAAGAAAAGATATGCCCAATGGGTTATTTTCAAAGAAGGCAAACCTACGGATAAATTGGATGTAAAAGGATTAGATGTCGTAAGATCAAGTTTCCCGGAGGATTTCAAAAAGATCATGAAAGAAACATTGTGGTACATTCTTAAGGGACGCAACAAGCAAGACACATCTACACTGATACATGATTTCAAAAACAATATTCGCAAGTCAGAAGTATTGAATGTGATGAAGAATTCAAGTGTTAAGGAACTGTCTAAATATATTAAAGGCAGAAAAACATTCACAGGATTCCAAAAGGGTACCACCGCACATGCAAAAGCAGCAATCAATTTCAATGATATGCTATCTACACTAACAACAGATGTATTGCCAATATCAGACGGAGAAAAGATTAAATGGGGTTACATGTTGAATAATCCATATGGGTTTGAAACATTAGCATTGCGCGGGTATCAGGATCCACCTGAGCTAGTAGCATTCGCAGCCCAGTATCTAGACCACAATAAAATGTTCACATCTGACCTTAGCAACAAGTTTGATGACTTTTATGCAGCTATGGGGTGGGGTTCATTACCAGAAAATAACAATGCAAAGAAATTCTTTTCATTTGGATAATATCGATAAATTTCTTATAATAAATAAAAAAATATATGTACGGCAAACAACAATGGCGCGGCAAAGAAGTAGAAGGTCGCTATTCTGACATCATGACATACTTTGTCAGGGAGTTAGGAGATGGTATCAATGTAGATGATCTTCGCGATTATCCTCATTATTATTTTACAATTGAATATGTTATGGCGATGTTACGCAAAGATAATTATTCTTCAATGATGGTTGATGCAATTCGTGAAATTCTTGACGATACTAATTGTGTGGTTACTTTAGAAGCAAATTCGAGCACTATTAAGAACTTGCCCCCGGATCTGTTTAACAGATGCCACATTATCTATCGAGTACAAGATGATGCAGTACAACTGCTAAAAGACACCGATACGTTCAGTGTAGATGCTGGTTGGTATCGAGTGCATCAGATTACCAAGTGTAACATGATGGAAATCAATCCAGATAACTATAAATTTGACGAGGAACTATGAAAGTAGGAGTAATTGCTGGTAACTTTGATGTTATACATCCAGGCTACATTCATATGTTTGAAGAATGTAAAGCAAACTGCGATCATTTTATTGTGTTACTACATGTTGACCCAAGTGCCGAACGACCACATAAATTGAAACCAATTTTATCACTTGAAGATCGATATAAAATTCTTTCAAGTTTACGAATGATAGATTGGGTTAGCCCATATAATACAGAAGCTGACTTATTGGAGTTGTTAAAATCAATAAACCCAGCAGTAAGATTCCTAGGCGATGATTACGTAGGTAAATCATTTACAGGTGATCAATTGGATATTCCAATTCATTATATAAACAGAGACCATGGTTGGTCAACCACTAAATTTAAAAAATTAATTGCAGATGAAGTACAGCGTAGTAGTAACATTTAATATTGAAGGATTCCATTGTTGGCCAGAAGCTAAAGATGTGTTTCCAGAAGTAGCATTCTTATCAGATAGACATCGTCATATGTTTCATTTTAAATGCTATGCGTCGGTAACACATACTGATAGAGATGAAGAATTTATTTTGTTGAATCGAAAAATACAAAAAGCTCTTCGAATAGGATTTACTAGTTCTGAAACAAACATATTAGAGTTTGGTAGAATGAGTTG